TGTCGAAACCTTGTCACCCCCATCAGAAACACACTTCGTCCTGCAGTAAGATCCTTTTCACAAGGAGTGGCACGGTCTGCAAATGTGTTTCTGGTGGAGATGGAGGGAATCGAACCCTCGTCCAGAATGCCTTCGCTTTGAAGGAATTACAACAATTCTTTTATTCTTTATCAATTGGGTTTTTATGATAATGTTCGTACCACAGTATAAACATTATTGTTAGTAAACATCCAGTCAACATAGTACCTAATAAAAATCCAATAATTAGATATAGTTGTTCTGTACCCATAATGTATATTTATAACAGGTATTTTGAAGGTAGTCAAGAATTTTGACTCATATAAATACGTTATCTTGGAGTGAAGTTATGGAACCCGTTTTTGATGACAATACGGCGTACATTAAACCTAATAAATGCTTGTGCAGCTGCTATAAACACTGCGGGCATAGTTGTATGACAGACGACTGCGACTGTAATGAATGTCTATGTCCTAATTGTAAAGATTTCGAAGGGGAATTAAATGGCCAAAGTAAAAACCACAGCAACCACTAGAGTTCATACATCAGTAGTGAAAACTACTAATCAAGGCGGTAAGATTAAAACTAGCAGCATGAATAAAAGTAATAGACATAGTCACAAGGCCTATCGAGGACAAGGTCGTTAATCTTTTTCGGCGTAAGCTAAAACACGTTTAACAACTCGTTGATAGCCAGGGTACTCTGTTATTTTAAGTTGATCTAACATATCTTTAATTTCAGGCCATAGTTCTTGTACTGTGGCTCCTGGGTTGTCTCTTTTGATATAATCTACATTGTGTAAAGCCTGCTGTACCCTAGCATTTATTTCACTAGGCTTACTCCAGTACGGATCGTCTTTGACTTTAGGCTGTTGATATCTGTCCTGTCCTGCATGAAAACTAATATGATGTTTTCCTTTAAACTTTACATCGTCTAACGCATGTCTTAGTTCGTGTGCTACATACTCAGCAATAGTAGCATAATCACCATCGCGCCAGTCATTGAGATTTACCACAATTAAATTACGTTCTCTATGGAACTCTGCTGCTTTATCTCCATCAAGATAGTCAAAGGCGATTTTTACTTTGCTTAATGGCGTACCCTTAATGCCAGTCATCTTTTCAATTGTTTGTACAGGGTGTTCAGCAGGTTCAGTTTTGTGCATCCACTTGGCTACACTGTTGGCAATTTTGTTTATTAGTTTGCTATCGTCAACAGACTCTGTAAGTTCATATATCTTCATTTCTTTTCAACACTTGCAATGCTGTCTTTGCCGTTAGGGAATGTACCATGTTGTCCAGTGGCACCTCTGCTGTTCAGTGCTTGATAAATTGCTTCTTGCTCATCGTTGGCTGATACTGCAACACTACGACCAGTTTCTGATTTTACTTCCCAGGTTGGCTTTTGAGGCTTGTTAGCCATTGCTGATTGTCTTTCTCCTGGGCTCTTTCCTTCTACATTGTCCTGATACCAGCGTACATAACTTACGCCATACTTACGTAGAAAATTAGCAACATCACTGTACGAACGAACACGCTCTGCCCATACACTAGGATCAATCTTTTTACTGCCAACACTGCCAGCAGTTAGACTCATCTTATTTGCTTTACCACTAAAACGATGTAGGAACTCTTGTATGTTTAACAGATAGTAATACTCACAATCCCATATAACTTCATTACGTATAAACTCTGTAGGCATTTCATTTTGATAAGTTGCTGCCCACTTGTCTGCTTCTTTAGCCATCCATCCTACTACAGTAGTTTTTCCAAGTTCTCTCTCTTCACCGGCTAGACGTTGTCCGCCCAGATCTTCAATTTTAGGACTCCAGTATACATTACTGCCTGGAGGAGGTATGAATATGTGTGGATCACCGTGAAAGGCAAATGTGCTATCCGGTAAATCCATTTTGGTAAACACAGGATTTTCTATGCCTAGTTTTTCTAGTATTGCTGTTTGTCCTTCCTTGCCAACACCGCCTTTAACATACCCAGGACTTCTTGCGCCTTCTTTTTCTGTTCGATTAATAACCTTGGCCAGTACTGTTTCCTTTCCAAGCCCAGTCCTAAAATCTCTTACCAGTAAAGGAACATCGCCCATTTGGTCACAAAGATCAGCAGCATAGTTTAAACGCTTGATCAAGTGTTCGGTAGTTTCAGCACGAGTAACTAACTCGCTTAAAAATTCATTTGCTCTCATTTTATATTTACGCCAAGGTTAGTTCTAATTGATCTAACTGATCTAACATATTTTCAAGATCAGCTTTACTGAGTTCAATGCCATGTTGTTGAGCATTTCTTATTCTATCAGTAATTGAAGGGTGTGTACTATTACGATTCCATTCTTGCCCTGCAGGACTAGCATCCCATTGCAATCGTTTTTCTATTCCGCCTCTTTTGCGATGTAGCCATGTCCATACTGCTGCCTTAGTTACACCTAGTCGTTTCGCTATTTCATGAGCCCAATCGTCTGCTTCGAGTTCCATCTTTTTTATATCCGCAGGAGTTTTAGATTTTTTGTCAAGGTCGATATAAGTATGACTTTTAACGATGTGCGCTATTTCGTGAGCAATAGCCCACGTTAATACTTCTTCAGGAGCATCTTCGAACATAGGGAATCCAACGATTACAATCATATTCGATCTAACAGCAGATGCGCCTCGCTCTGGAGATTGATCTATTGCAATACGTATTTTACTGATTACTTCTCGTTCTTCAGTGTCTGCTACTGTTTCTATTGTTTTTAAAATTTCGTTACATTGATTTTTTAACTTTAACAATTCAAGCGAAGGATTTTTTGGCTCATCATACTCTGCTGACCCTTCAGTGACATGTATAAATTCTCTTGCTCTCATAGCAATATTTATCGCTGTGGAGTTTTGTGGGGTTCAGGATGTGTTGGCGGTAATGGATTTCTTTTGGGTCTATGTACAAACCATGTCATATTTTTGCTCCGTAAAAAAGCCTGGACTTTCCAGGCTTTAAGTTCTTTGACCAATTGGCACATCTTTTAATGGACTATCATCGGGCATATAAGTTGCTTTACCTACACCAACCATACAATAATCATCTGTTCGTAAATCATGTAAAACCCAACTTGAAGTTTGTGTTTCAAAGTTTACATAAAGCATATTTACAGTTAGCTCGTCAGGTGCTTGTGTAGCTATGATCATTTTTTCACCATATTTTTCCATAGTCATTTCTAGCTCTGCTAAACTCCCGCACGTAAATCTTACTTGTCGAGACCTAGGTTCTGCGTGAGTAGTAGTTAATGTGGCCAGTAGGATAGCAGCCAAAAGTATTTTCATACAATTATTTAGTTAAGCTTCCAGGTCATAGATGCGTCCCATTTCTCTGCAGGATCTTTTCGGTCAAATGTAATCTTTCCACCCATTTGTGACGGCCACTTAACAGTTGTTATAAATTTATTATTAGAAATTTTAGTGTTTAAAACAATGAAGTTATGTCCTAGTACTTCTAACATAGTATCATTAAATCCAGGGATAGCATTTTTATTATTAATTGCTGGTCCGACTATATTGTCCTTGACAAAATTTCTTGCTTTGAAAAATAATGGTTTTTTTGAATCTTCGGAATTCCGTTCTACTAGTTCCCAAAATGCTCTATACTCTTCTGGTATTTGTCCAAGTTCAGTAGGTACACCTTTATTTCTATTATTCCATACTGTGGACATATAATTCATTATGTCGTCAGTAAAAGGAACAAACGGTTCTAACTCTCCTAGTTTACCCGGGGATATTTCTTTAATAAAATTAGCCGTTATAAATGGTTGTTTCCAGGCTTTATCGGTTTGTTGTATTCTTTTTAAAAATTCAACTGTTTCGTTATTTTTTTGTAGAACAAATTCTGGAATTCTTAATGCTTTAATACTGGATCCGGCGCCGTTTGCTTTTCCGCCTTTACTACTGATGAAAATAGAATTTTTATTTTTACTTTGTAAAGCATAACTATCTGTTAATGGGTTATTAGGCGATTTTGGGAAAAATAATACCATCGATGTAAGATCTGTACCTAAGTGTTCGTAGAATGCTTCTGCGTTAGGAAAATTAGCAATTCCTTTAATTAACTCTAATATTCCTAGATATTCAAACGCATCATTATGAATACTGGTAATTGCGTTTTTAGGAAGTCCTGACGGAACATCTGGTAATTGTTCTTGATCAATCTGTTTAGTGATTTGAATTACTGCTTTGCCAACAGCGCCTTGCGTTTGTAGATATTCATTATTAATAATCTTATTAGCTAATTGATTAGTAGGAAAAGCTCCTAAATTTAAGGCTAAATCTGCTGTAACTTCTTCTTTCTTGCCTACATTGCCATGCTGAAATACTGCTCCAGGTTTTACGTTAGTTTTATCATCTCCGCCTTTGCCGAATTCGTTCCATGCTGTTTGATCAAAATATAATTTGCCTAAAGGTATGGTCTGTCCATCAAGTGTTTTAACATTAATACCTTTAACAACACCAACATTTGTTCTCTGTAATACACTTTGTAAATAAGGAATTTGTGCTGTATCTAGTTGCACAGGGCCTACAGCAGAATTAAATTGATGTCCTTGTTGAATTAGATCAATAAATTTTTCGACTCGGCGAGGACTTTTAGTAACTTTGCCCAAAGTCAAGGCTGATGCTTCAGATAGGAATTCACGTGCTCTCATAGTTCAATATTTAGCGTATTTCTGGGAACAAGCAATCCTGGATGAAAACACGTACATCATCTTCGCTAAGTCCTAAACTAGTCATAACCTTGGGTGTATGGGGGTTTTGCTTTTGATTTTCGCAGTAGTAATTCTGGTGTTCTTTAGTACCCGAATGACTATGAGCAGAATCCATAATGTTAGCAATATAGAAATCTAAGTTTTTAGCAGCAATTGTAGTGATCTGCTCTAGTTCGCTTGGATCCTGTACATTACCTGCGGCTATCATACTACCCGTAAAAATACGTTCTGCCCACTCCGGTAGTTTACGAGTCTTATTCCATTGTAATTTCGCTGCTTCGCTGGCAAACCAATCTATCATTGGATGATCATGATCTCCTGCTGGGCTAAAGTCATGGAAGCAGCCGGTGATTTTGTGTTTACCTGCTATAACATCGTAACCAAAGATAGGAGCAGGATTATCTAAATGCGGGAACACACAGCAGTGCATCATCCACAGTCCTTTAGTAGCACGAGCATCTACTACATCTATATGGGCTCTGCGAAAGAATGTACTAGTCCATACACGATTAACCCAGCCTGGTTGATTAAATCTATCCATTCCAGGTTCAAAAACTTCCATACCTACATCTGAGAATTTCTTTTCAAATTTTTCTTTTATGTCAATTAATGTGTTCCAAACATCACTCATCTCTGTTCAATGCTTTCATAATTTTAATAGCCCATTCAAAAGCTACACGAGCTTCGTCTCCAAGGTCATCAGTTAGTTCTGCTCTAATAGCTGTTTTTAAATTTTCAGCATCTTTGAATTCATAGAAACGGCCTTTGCCTGAAACTTTTTTAGCTATCATCTGTCCGCCGTATAGGTCTCCCATATGACGGCAATACAAGTGTGCCTTAACCAAGTGTCTACGTTCTGCGTTATAATTTAAAGATAACAAATATTGATAGTATTCTATAACTACAGGCAACCACTTAAGATTATGATTGGGTCCAACTAGTTCTATACAGTCTTGATAAATTTTATGGGTTCGTTCGATGTCAGGTAAGTTTTTAAGCATATCTTGACTTTTCGCCGCGGTTTCTATTCCATTGTAAACAAGTAGCATTTGCCAAAGATAATTAGCATACTCTTCGTCAGTTAGCACACCCGTTAATAATTTTTTAGCAAATATTGTTCTTTCCGCGTCTGTGTGTAAATCCTTGGTAAGTTCTTTAAGGCTCATTCTTCCTCCATTTTAACTTGAAGTGGAAAGCCACTGCTGCGAGCTAGAGTAGTAGCTTCTACTGCTTTAACTTCTGCTATCTCGAATGTGTATACACCGGCTATTCCACTACCTTCGTTATGTACTTGCATAGTTATATTTGTAGCAGTGTCATGGCTGTGCTTAAAGACTTCTTGAAGAACTTGTATGACAAAATCCATTGGGGTATATTCATCATTTAAGAAAATTACCTTCCAATGTTTAGGTTCTTGAATTTTTTGTTTAACTTTTTCATCGATTTTAATATCGGATTCTGCGTTCATTTTAATCTCCAAAGCTGTGGTATAGGGGAAGTTGCCTTCCCCTATATTATATTACTTAATTTCTACAATGTCAATTACTCGAGCTTTCTTTTCTTCTGGAATAATGTACTCCAAACTGATTGTCAGTACACCGTCCTTAATTTCAGCTCCATTTACAATCATGTGTTCAGCTAGTTGCCAGCTTCTTAGAAAGCTACGACTGCTCAACCCTCTATGTAGATATTGTCGTGTATTTGAATCATCACTTGCTTCAGACTCTCCTCTAACTGTCAACATCTCTTGTTCGATTTCTACATGTATCTCATCTTTTTTAAATCCAGCTATTGCGATTTCGATTTGATAATGTGTGTCATCGGTCTTGACGATGTTGTGTGGAGGATAATTAGAATTTAATTGGTTTGCGAATCTACTTTCAAATGTATCAAAAAGTCTATCGAAACCTACTAGTGCTCTGTTTAGAGCAGTTGTGTCAAAACGTGTTAATTGCGTCATTTTTTTCTCCTTAAATTAAGCAAGAATTATTTGTGCGGCCCCACCTGGGCACCGCACAAATATTTATACTACTAAAAAGACAATTACATCATGCCCATATTAGGATCTGCTGCTTTATCTTCTTTTGGTACTTCATTGATAGAACAGTCTGTAGTTAATAACATACCAGCAATACTGGCAGCGTTAATTAGTGCTGTCTTAGTTACTTTAGTTGGATCAATTACACCCATTTCCAACATGTCACCATACACGCTGGTAGCAGCATTGAAACCAAAGTTGCCACTGCCTTCTAATACTTTAGCAACTACTACATCAGCACTTTCACCTGCGTTAGAAGTGATTGTGCGAATTGGTTCTTCTAAAGCACGCCAGACAATTTTAATACCTGCGTCTTGGTCGGAGTTAGATCCGTGTATATTATCTAATGCCTTGCGAGCACGAAGTAAAGCTACGCCGCCTCCAACAACTATGCCATCTTCAACAGCAGCACGAGTCGCATGTAATGCATCATCTACACGATCCTTCTTCTCTTTCATTTCAGTTTCAGTAGCAGCGCCGACTTTGATAACAGCAACACCGCCTGCTAATTTAGCAATACGCTCTGCGATTTTATCTCGGTCATAATCACTAGAAGTATCATCCATTTGGATTTGTAAGGCTTTTACTCTTTCATCAATCTTAACCTTGTCGCCAACGCCGTCGATGATAATTGTATCTTCTTTACCTACTTCTATTCTAGCTGCGCGGCCAAGTTGATCTAATGTAATTTTTTCTAGGTTGTAACCTAGATCTTCTGTGATAACAGTAGCATTTGTTAGAACAGCAATATCTTCTAACATGGCTTTACGACGATCACCGAAACCAGGAGCCTTTACAGCACAGCTCTTGATAATACCGCGCATAGTGTTAACTACTAGAGTGGCTAATGCTTCACCTTCTACATCTTCTGCTACAATTAACAAAGGCTTACCTTGTTTAGCTACAACTTCTAAAGCAGGAATTAAATCTCTAACATTAGAAATTTTCTTGTCTGTTAAAAGAATATATGGCTCTTGTAGGATTACACTTTGTTTTTCAGGAACATTAACAAAGAATGGACTTAGATATCCTCTATCAAACTGCATGCCTTCTACTACTTCCAATTCATCTTGTAGACCCTTGCCATCTTCTACGGTGATGACACCGTCTTTACCAACACGTTCCATAGCATCGCTGATAAGCTTGCCAATAGTATCGTCACTATTCGCACTGATGCTGCCTACTTGTTGGATTTCTTTTTGTGTAGTACATGGTTTGCTAATGTTAGACAGTTCATTAACAACCGCTGTAACAGCCTTGTCAATACCACGTTTAAGATCCATAGGATTCATTCCCGCAGTCACAAACTTCATGCCTTCTTTAACAATGCTCTGTGCTAGTACTGTGGCAGTAGTAGTACCATCGCCAGCTTTGTCTGCTGTTTTAGCGGCTACTTCTTTGACCATTTGTGCGCCCATGTTTTGAAGTTTATTTTCTAACATGATTTCTTTAGCCACTGTGACACCGTCTTTGGTAATTACAGGAGAGCCGTATGGTTTCTCAATAACTACGTTACGTCCTTTAGGACCTAATGTAGTTTTTACTGCGTTAGCGAGAATATTAACGCCTTCTACTAGTTTAATTCTACTTTCATCTCCGAAAGTAACAATTTTTGGGTTCATGTCTGTCTCCTTATTGTACAATAGCCATGATGTCATCTTCTCTCATAATGAGGTGTTCGACATCGTCAATCTTAACAGTCTGTCCAGCAAACTTGCTAAACAACACTGTATCTCCTTCTTTAATAACCAATGGAACAATATTTCCATCTTCTGTTATTTTACCACTGCCTACAGCGAGAACTTTTCCCTTAAGAGGTTTTTCTGCTGCGTTATCTGGAATAACGATACCAGAAGCAGTTACGGTATCTTTATCTTCAGGTCTTACTAAAATCCTATCACGGATTGGTCTATATGTCATAATTTTCTCCTTAATTAAGCAAGAACAAATGTGTAACCCATAGCGTCACACATTATTAAGCTGCGTCTTTAACTTCTTTGAATTCAGCATCTACTGTTTGAGCAGTATCAGTGGATTCATCGGAAGTTGTTGACTTAGCCTGTTGAATAACCTGACTTGCTGTAAACAGGTTATTCACTTTTTCGGTAATAACTGTTACGTCATCACCATTTATAACAGATTCTAAATCTGTTATAGCCTGATTAACTGAAGTTTTTTGATCTTCAGTCAACTTATCTTCAACTTCTTGTAAATCATTTTTTACAGTGTGAAGCAAGCCATCGGCTTGATTTCTTGTTTCCACAACCTCACGCTGTTTCTTATCTGCTTCAGCATTAACTTCAGCATCTTTAATCATTTGTTGGACTTCGTCATCAGTTAAGCCACTATTTGACTTAATAGTGATCTTGTTTTCTTTGCCGGTGTTTTTATCTTTAGCACTGACATGCATGATACCATTGGCGTCGATATCTAAACTGACTTCAATTTGAGGAACTCCTCTACGTGCTGGAGCAATACCTTCAAGATTAAATTCGCCTAGTATTTTATTATAGGCAAACATTTCTCTTTCACCTTGTGCTACCTTAATAGTAACAGCTGGTTGATTATCGTCTGCTGTTGAAAATACTTGGCTATGTTTTGTAGGAATAGTAGTATTCTTGTTAATCAATTTGGTAAAGATACCGCCCATTGTTTCGATACCAAGACTCAACGGAGTCACGTCTAGTAACAGCACATCTTTACGATCACCGCCTAGTACAGCACCTTGGACTGCTGCGCCCACTGCCACTGCTTCATCTGGATTAACATCTTTGCGTGGAGCTCTGCCAAAAAGTTTTTCAACTTCTTCCTGTACTTTAGGCATACGTGTCTGCCCGCCAACAAGAATAACTTCGTCAATGTCTGCGGCAGTAATACCTGCATCTTTCAATGCTTGACGACAAGGAGTAAGACTACGCTGAAGCAGATCGTCTACCAGACTTTCTAATTTAGCGCGAGTCATTTTTATATTCATGTGCTTAGGACCTGTTGCGTCCGCAGTAATGTAAGGCAAGTTAACGTCTGTCTGTGTGCTATTGCTTAGTTCTATCTTAGTACGTTCTGCTGCTTCTTTTAGACGTTGTAATGCCATGACGTCTTTGCCTAAGTCAACACCTGATTCTTTCTTAAACTCGGTAACAAGATAATCAATGATACGATTATCAAAATCTTCTCCGCCTAATGATGTGTCACCATTTGTACTAAGAACTTCAATCTGTTTATCGCCATCTACATTGGCGATTTCAATAATACTTACATCGAATGTACCACCGCCTAGGTCGTAGACAGCAACTTTTCTATCTACTTTACTTTCTTTATCTACGCCATATGCTAATGCTGCTGCAGTTGGCTCATTGATAATACGTAACACTTCCAAGCCGGCAATTTTACCAGCATCTTTAGTTGCTTGGCGTTGACTATCATTAAAGTAAGCAGGCACTGTGATAACTGCTTGCGTGACTTCTTCACCTAGATAGTCTTCCGCAGTCTTTTTCATTTTGCGTAGCACTTCTGCGCTGACTTGCGGAGGAGCCAATTCTTTGTCTAATGCCTTAATCCACGCATCGCCATTAGATGCTTTTACAACTTCGTAAGGCATAAGATGATTTTGACTTTCTTCAAACTTACGTCCAATGAGACGCTTGGCTGCGTAGATTGTATTTTTAGGATTTGTTACTGCTTGACGTTTAGCTGGAGCACCAACGAGAATTTCGTTTTCTGTGTAAGCTACAATGCTAGGTGTAGTACGTGTGCCTTCTGAATTTTCTATTACTTTTGCTGTGCCGTTCTCGATTACTGCTACACAGCTATTAGTAGTACCCAAATCGATACCGATGATTTTGCTCATAATTCTCTCCTTAAATTAAGCAAGATATTGCGGACTCATGTCCTTTGTATAACCCTATTGGCGTTATACGACTTTATTTATTTCTGATTCGCGAAAGGCGAAATTAAATTTCCATTAAACTGTGTACTGCTGCGTAACCGCTGAAATACGTTCTGTACTCCAATAGTTTGATTCCACGCATCTTCTAGTGCGTGATGCTTTAGTACAGGTGGACGTTCAGGATTAATGCCGATGTCGAATAATGTTCGAGTACAGCGTACTTCCCAAAACTTCCATGGACATGCTTTGTTAAGCTTTTTAAAGATATTTTCACAGATAACAGTATCAAAACTAGCACCATGACTCCAAACACGTTTGGCACCCCAGCAAAATTTATACAGCTGATTAAATGCGTCACGGACATGGATTCGACCTTCAGGACTAAACGCTTCTTCTTGCGCTTCTTTGCTTTGGTTAGCCCACCAAGCAATCGTGTCCTCGTTGACTTCTAATCCAAATTCATCACAACTATCTAGATCTACTCTGAGATATAATTTTTGACAGTTTGGATTATCCATGTCATTATTAAAAGGGTCAAACTTTACAGCGCCAATGGTTAATACTGCTGCGTTTGGAGAGGTGGCCAGTGTCTCCAAATCTATCATAATGTCAGATAGCATAATCTCTTTCTAAAATTGTATTATAACAAAAAAACAAGTTTAGAACAATTTTTTTGGCAATTGTTCTTTTTCTATTTTTTTAAGGAATCGAGCTCGACCTGCTGCTTTTTTACGTTTGCGAGCTGTAGTTGGCTTTTCGTAGTATTCTTTTTTTTGTAAAGTTTTAAGAGTACCAGCATCTTCTACTTTATTTTTCAATCGTCTTAACGCACGATTAATATCTTCTCCATCTTTTACTGTTACTATAGTACCTTTATTGTTCATCAGTATCCTCACTATCATCTTCTGCATCATTTAATACTTCATTCAACCATTCGAAGTTATAAATTCTATTTCTACTTAATAACTTGTAAGGTGTAATTTCGTCATTTGTTATGTAATGAGTATTAGGCTGAGTTAGTAACAAACTGATAAACAACTTAGTTAATTGATCACAATTATCTACATCTATGATAACGAAATCTACAATCTGAGCCACACCTAACAACCAGTCTATATCAGATTCTTCTCCATCAAATACATAAACATTTATATCTTCTTTGATATCACTCAACATAGTTTGAAACTGAACTTTAACTTTAGTCGAGGGCTTAACTAGAAGATACGATATATTAGTGTTGTATAATTTATCAGGAGGAGTAATTAAATTAATTTTTCCAAGATTCATATTTATAGTTAGCTTTTTCTTTCTTGAATTCTTTTCCAAATAGATCCAGAACCTTGTTCACTATTTTGTACGTAGTTTACCGCTTCTTCTTTATTTGTTGATTCTGTTGCTTCATTATGTAGCTCTTTTTTTTTAGAATCTTCTACAGACTGTTGTATCTGTTCCAGTTGATCTTCAGTTAATGAACCGTCGTCAGCTTCATAATCCGGTGTTAGTGGATCTACCGCTAGAGCTAATCTTTCAATTTCTTCTTCTTCTCTTTCAGAATCGAATTGTTCAATAGTTTCCCACGGTAATTGACTTATTAATCCTCGTTCGTATAAATTTCTTTGACGTTTGATAGTATCGTGAGGATTTAATAATTTCCAGTTACGCTTTGCTTCGGTTTCATCTTCGTCGTCATTTTCATCAATAACACGGCTTGCCCAAAGTTCTTCATTTTCTAAAACAGGCATGCTATCGATAATGTCTTGTTCTAGTTTAGCATCACCTTCTAATGGACGCCACATCGGAAATGGCCAAGGTTTTTCTTCTGGTTCAATTGCAATATCTTCTATTTCGGTAACCTGTGCTAACTCAGCTAAGTCGCTGGCCATTTCTTCTAGCTTATCTTCGTCTTTTGGAATTTCTGCTATTAGAGCATTAGCTTCATCGATATCTGCTTGTTCGTCTTCGATGTCTTGTAGTTTAGCAATTACTCTTATACGTTTAAAAAATGCTTCTGTCTCAGGATCAACTGTACCAAATAGATTATCTACTACATCACATTCTTTATTGGGACAAAACTCTCCAATACCAGGCGCATTCATAATTTCTGTGCCACATTTAGGACAATGTGTTATTTCTTCTTGGGGATTTCCGGTAGCCACCACAGGAACGGCTCCACTGCCATCTCCCACCACATGTACACTATTAAATTCGGCATTAATATTAGCATCTTCTTCCTCTTTTTGTTTCCTAAAATATTGGAAACTGTATTGACTAGCTAGTAACAACACAACGGCAAGAGGATCAAAAATTACAACAATTAAAATTATAACCCAACGTACAGCACGTTCTAAAACGTTTTGATCTGGATTGTCGCCATATAGTAAGGCTGCGATGTATTTAATCGGGCCTACTTCAGCTTCTACTTTACGCAATTCTGCGGCTATCGGAGCACGTTCTTGATTAAACCCTGCTATGGCTTTTTGACTTTTAGCAATGTCTGCTTGTAGACTGGCACGTTCTTTGGCTTGATTTTTACGAATTTGTACAGCACGTTCTGCTCCACGTTCTGTATCTGAACGACCCAGCATTTGATCAACTTGCGCATCCATTTGAGTCAATGCTTTTTTAGACGCATCAATATTGTCACGTTCAGTTTTGATTTTTTCATCAAGAAGAGCAACTTGAGCAGCAACATCACCAGTGGGTACTGCCTGATCCAAATGTGCCTTTGACAAGTAGCCAAATATACCCATGCTAGTAATCAACATTAAGATAGCCACTGCTATTAATAAGTATGCTTTGATTAGCCTAGGAGCAATGAACCAATTCTGCTTTAACCAAACTGTAGCAACAAGTTTGCTTAATTCCAGAACTATACCCATAACAGCAATAGGTATAGCCGCGGCAGCAAAAATACTAATCAATCCTGCGACTGAATAATAAACTGCTACAGCAGAAATGGCAAGCCCGCTTAGAAGAGCGAGCCATGCTATACTTTTATCGGCAAATGTTACTTTCATAAGAGTTATTTATTTGTAAAAATTCCATGTTTTTGTAGTAACATTATAACAGGCAGTATCTTCAAAGGCACGTTCGTCTGCGCCAAGTCTTACCCAACTATGTATACGTCTACAGTAACTTCCATTATTAGGTGTAGTCATAACAATACGAGCCTTACCTTGAGCATCTGTTTTATCATTGAACCACTCAACCGCTTCTCCATTCTCTAAATTATTAAGAGCGTGATAAACAGCACGATTATGTAACTCTTTATCTTGAGGCTTGAGTTGCGTACCAAAGTATCTAGTCATGTTTATCAAAACATGAATAGCACTGTCGTTACTTAACCAACGATTATTAACAGGATTATCCCAACTCTGAGCATGAGTATTAGTACATGCTAGGATGAGGGACAACTTCCCAAGTACCATCATATTTTTTACAAGCATAGCCGCGCCTTTCTACTGGACGATTGTTTAGTGTAATAAAGTATTTGTATTCTCCGCAGTCTTGTGCTATACCACTTTGCGCATGAAATAACCGATCTACTTTATTGTCATTACAGTTCATTACTTCAACAGTATTACCATCGACTACTCGACCTTTTTTATCTTTAACAGTGACAGTTTCAGATTTAAGATCACAATACTGATCAGGAATACTAGCTCGGGGAGTATAGGTAGTACAGCCCGAAAGGACCATACTACCAATTAGTAGATAACGTATCATTGTTTGTTACGATTCTTAGTTTGATCTAACAGCTCACCGGCAACTTCATTTACATTCTTGCCAGCATGTTTACGCTCTTTGCGTTCAACACGCGAATCGTATTCTTTGGCCATAGCTTCCACATCTTTTTTGGTAATCTTCATTAGCACAAAGGCACGATAGTGAGCAGTGTCTGGATTGTAAACTATCATCTTTTTATCTACAGCATAGGTACGAAGCACACTTTCTGCGATAAGATTAACAATGACATCTTGATTTTGTTGAAATCCTTCTAGCTTCTCAGGACCGCCTTCTTCGTCATACACCATAGTAGTACGATTATTCATCTCACCAGTGATACGATCCAATACTTTAGACTTAGCTTTGAGTGTGGCTTTCTTTAGCGCCATTTCCATGCTAGGACTAACGTCTTCGGCTACCGCATATAAGTATCCTTCTTTGTCCCAAAACTTCCAACCGTCTTTGGATTCCTTACCAATATCAGAATGATCGAGATACCAACTAGGTACTTCACGTTTACTAATATTTTCGGTACGCAAAGGTTCCATACTGGTAGTAGAACATGCGGATAAAACAGTTGCTAAAGATACAACTACAATTGCCTTTTTCATATGTGCCTTTCTGTGTGTTAAAATAAAAAAACCTTCTACAGTACTAATAATACTATAGAAGGCTTCGATTGTCAACTATTTTTGGTTATTTGAAAAATATCAACATCATTAATACGCTTTGGATAACAAATCCAAAACCAATTGTTGCTACATTTAACATGTCCTTGACAATAACTGCTTTAGCAAAGAGTAATGTTAGAGCTCCCCAAGTCAAGAGTACCAAATCTACACTGGGTAGTCTATCAGTTAAACTCATGCTTACTGCTATCAAACTAGGAATAGTAGCAGCATGTAACATAATGTTGGCTAACCAAGCCATAGTTTCAGAACTAATTACGCCAAGTCTTTTGGTAATAACAAACTTAGCGTGTTCTATCCATCTATTAAGAACCGACATTTTTATCCCTATAAAAAACGTGATTGCCGATTACACCAATTCGTTCTTTGCCCCAATTAGGACTGATGTAAACAGCATGAAAATATAACGCATCTTTCATCGAACTTAGTCTAAAGTTTTCCAAAAGAACCTTTTTAGCAACTTCATAACTTTCCTTATATAATTCAGGATGTTTGATTTTTGGTCTACCGCCATTCATACAGTACCAACTGAATTGACAGACTACCTTTTCCATAAAGATAGACTTTTGATAGACTACTTGGCAAACATCGTTTGGGAATTGAGGATGTTTTGCTCTATTCAATGTAACTTGAGCCACTGCTACTTTACCTTCAAATGGTTCTGAGGCAGATTCAAAATATACATTTCGAGCTAAACATTCTAATTGTCTTTCTCTATCACGTAGAGCGACAAGTTCTCGATTTTTAGTTTCAATCTTTTGTTGAGTAACTACTTCGAGTTGTTTATAGTAGGCTATACGATTTTTAGTAATAGCCTGTATTGCTGATCCTACTAAGAATATGCCTAATACTAGCATACTGATTCTTAGATATTTTTCCATGGTTTATCTCCTTTATGTGAATGTGCATCGCTACACACCAGCAGTCCAAAAAATATTAAAAACTGCTGTAGATCGAAAACCTAGGTTCATAACTCCTAAATTTTCAAGTCGTTAAGTAATTATCTAGATGATTAGCCAGTTATCTACGCATTTTGCTAATATCTTTAGCTTCTTCGTCGCTAAAAATAGGCACAGCGTTGCTTTTATGCATGGTACCAATACCTTTTACCTTGGTTCCTGTATAAATTTTCTGTTCTGGCTTAACACATGGCCCAGCAGTAAATGGCAAACTGGGCGCACGTTTCATTTCTGTCAAACGAGGATTAGCCGGAGGAGTATAAACTTTTCGAGTCAGTGCTCGTTTAGCTTTTTTATTCTCTTGCTCTATTCCCCATTTTTTTTGGAGGGCTTGCCAATCTTCGTCCAATTCTCTTGCCTTTCTTGCTTCTTCAGCATTTCGAAATTTCTGTTTGCCTTTCTTTTTGCCTGTTGTACTAAGCCAAGGGCCTTCTAAATGGAATGTCATACTGTCTCCAAATGTTATCACGAAAGCACAATTATATAGCCTTGTGCAAGCTAAGTCAAATTTATTCTTCTTCTTGATGGAAATTTTTTATAACTCTGTATAGCAGATCTTCGTGATCCAAATCTTGGAACTCTACACCTAGCTCGTACATATCATTTCCAAAAGAATTTTGATCAAACCCTAGTATTTCAAAAACTTCCGATTTACTAAGTGGTTCGTTTCTTTGATAACTGACCCATACTAATGTCATTACACAGCACATAAAAACAGCAGCATCGTTCCAAATGCCATGTAATTCACACCAATCAGTAGTTTGGTTTAAATAATATTCAAAATCTTCAAGTCTAGTGCCTATCTGAATTAACCATTCTTTGGTATGTTCTCTAGACCACATTTTAGATTCTAAATGATTCGCCGCAACCGCATCGGTCTTTTTCTTTATCGTTAATAAAGTCGAATCCTTCGTTCAAACCCTGTCTCTTCCAATCCATAATCATATCATCTATGTAAGGTAAATCTTTACCGTTAACATAAATTTTGATACCATGACTATCATATGACATCCAATCTCTAGTAACAGGAGGAACATCTATATATTCTAATTTATAAGCAAGACCTGAACAACCAGTAGTTCGAACTCCGACTGATATTCCTATGCCTTTGCCTCGATTAGACAATTGTTGTTTAACTTTCTTTGCTGCTAGTTCGGTTAGTTGTATCATGTTTCGCTCTGTAATCTGCTAGTGCTGCTTTAATTGCATCTTCCGCCAATATGGAACAGTGAATTTTAACAGGAGGTAGCGAGAGTTCTTCCGCAATGTGGGAATTCTGAATGGCCGCCGCCTCATCAAGACTCTTTCCTTTAAGCCACGTAGTGATAAGCGACGAAGATGCGATCGCCGAACCGCAACCATATGTCTTAAATTTGGCATCGATGATTACCTCGTCTTCTACTTGAATTTGAAGCTGTAGGACATCTCCACAAGCAGGAGCACCAACAAGTCCTGTGCCTACTTGTGGATCATTTTTGTCTAATTTACCTACATTTCTTGGGTTTTCGTAATGATTAAGAACCTGTTCTGAATATGCCATTTAATCTCCAATAATGTTATTTATTGAGTTATTTGGCTTCTTTTCTAGAATTTTTTACTGCTGTTACATCATTGCGTGTTTCTTTACAAAATTTAGCAATATCTTGTAAACCTTTACGCACACGAGTGCCTGCGCTACTTACACCTTTATCGTAAAACTTTTCGAAGTCTGTTTCCATTGATTCTACTAATGCTACTAATTCTTGGTATTTACTCATTTTATTTCTCCTGTGATTATTGTGTAAATCTGCTTCCAATTTTTTACAATTGGGTATGGGCAAGTATGTGTCATATTATGTCCATGTTCGACTAACAAACTACTTAGCCCTAGCTTATGCCCTACATCAGCATTTTCTGGCTTATCCTCGATCCACCAAAGTCCGCTGCCTTCATAAGATGCTAGTGCTTGATCTTTATCTGCTCCTGTATCTAGACAGATAACTGATTCGATTGCGTTACCAAATAGTTTAACTAGATTCATTTCACGCAATTTGGCAGCATTTTTATCTAGGCTTAGGCTAGTGATAACACGAAATTGATAGCCGTGCTCTTCATGTAATCTCTTAACATAATAAGTAGAGTCTCGAAGTGCTGGAAGAAATCCAATGGCTGCTGATTCGTTAAAGATTCTAATTAATTTTTTAGAGTCTTTAAAATCTAAATTTTCGTAATGATCATGCAGATGATAACTTTGTTTACTATTTGGTTTAGGAATATATCTACGTTCCTGCATCCAAACATGAAATGCCCATTCCCAATCTAGTATTACGCCGTCACAGTCTGTAAGTATAATTTTATTCATTCTTTCATTATACACGTTTTAGATTCTTTGTCAACCACCAGCGAATACGTTGGACGATCCGGCAGCAACCGCAGTACATCCAGACAAACCGTCACCTACTCTGCCGCAGCCTTTATTGTTTACTTTGACTGTGCCGCTGCCGGCTGCTATTGGCGCACTATGCGCCGGACAAGGACTTCCTGGTTTTTTATGAACTGTGTTAACATCGCCTTGTCTACTAATAGGTTTGTTATTAGCAAAAACATTAGGCGATCCCGCCGCTCTAGCCATTCCTGAACAATGTGCTACGTCTGAATCACCAATTCTAGTCACTGCTGGCATACTAAACTCCTTTTTCCTTATTCTTATAATCGTTATAATTATAATCTTTCATAAAAGCAAGAATAACTTCTAACGGATTGAGTACTTCTTGTGTAACTGTTACACTACCTCCGCTGTAATTAATAGCGTAAGTTCTTATAACTGATTGTCTTTGATCCTGTGTTAAACCAAATAAATTTTGTTTATCAGGAACTGCTCCTATACCTTCTACACTTGTAGGTGTCGCTGTTTTATCACTTGTATCTGTAGGAGTAAATGTAAAAAAATCTTTAAATAAATTTTGATGCTTACCACTAATAGTAACAGTAGTTCCTGCTGCTGTAACAGTTATTGGTTCACTTGGATCTCCGACTAAGGCACCGCTTACATCGGTAATAATTTCCATAAGGTCAGGAACCAATGTAACAGTTACTGAAAAATTTGTATTATGATTAATAGCAGGTAAAATAGATGGACTAGCTGTTGCCATATTTTTTATTTTCCTTGGCAATTAATTCTTGTAACCTATGGTGCCACTTGTCTATTTCTTCGTGCTGTTCGTGTGTATGGGGAGGGTCTGGTATTTCTGGAACAAATTCTATCACATGATCAAAATCTTCAGGGATATCTTCAAACCGTTCAAAGATTTGAAGTTCCCCGTTGATCATTAAAACAAATTTGTGTGTCATCTCATAAAGTCTGATGTACTTACTGGTTGTATGCCAGTGGTTTGATAAGTGTATTGCTTGCCTATTTCTTCATCAGAGTGTGTCATAATAACAATAGCTACTTTACTAAAATTAAGTTTACTATCAGGATTCACTGTCATCAGCACAGGAGCCATTCCTACTCCCTTCTGACTCATGGCCAGCATCAATGGTTTGTCCAACGTAATTGTCTTTTCATCTTCTTTTAAAAACTTGCCTATTACTTCTTCGCCTGATACTAACTTAATAGTAACGATATCGTTTTCGCTGTAACTTAATTTTTCTAATAACATATTAACCTTTCAAATATTGTTTAAGTTCTGTAAATCCGCCAATAAGTGTATCATCTAAAAATATTTGCGGAACAGTTCTTGCTGTGGGTACTGCTTCTAGTAAATCTTCTTTGGAGTATCCTTCTCCAATTTTCTTTTCTTCAAACTCAATACCTTTCTGTGTCAACAATGCCTTTGCCTGATCACAAAATGGGCAATGATGTTTGCTCCATACTACTGCTTTCATAAATTTGGTAACTCCTCATAATCTACAGCATCGCTCATGATGCCTATAACATAATTAGTTGATTCATTTTCTTGTAAGGCAGTTTGTTTTTTACTAGTATCGCTATGCTTGTTGAACCAAGGAATTGGTGTTGTCTTGGGTGCTGGCTGTTGATACTTAATGCCAATATCTTTAAGTGCCACAACTGCTGTGTAGTCTACAAATTCTTTTAAGATATTAGCGTTAAGGCCAATAACTGGACCTTTTTTGAACAAATAGTCTGCCCAGGCTTTTTCTTCTCGAATAACTTCTTCATACATAGCATACACTTCGGATTCGCATTCAATTTTAGCTCTAGCGAATCTTTCGTCATCTTTGACCACAGTAGTAATCAACATAGAAGTCCATTCTTTATGCAGGATTTCGTCTTGTAAAATCAAACTGATAATGTTGCCGTTACCAATAAAGATCTTGTTCTCGACCATTGCCAGGCTTGTGGCAAATGATACCATAAAACGGAATGCTTCAAGAGCGTAACTGGCATTAAGTGCTAACCAAATTGCTTTGACATGTTCAATTTCGGTAACATTGTCTGACAACTCCTTACGGCAGTTTAATCTATGTAACTGATCATAGTATTTGCCTACACTACTGGCCATGTCTACAATCTCTTGTGTATCGTGTATAGTATTAAACACTTCCTTAGGTACATTGTAAATGTTACGAATGATATGGCTATAGCTGCGGCTATGAATATTTGTTTCGAAGAAACTCCAATTGTACATCAGTGCTTCTAACTCAGGTAAGCTAACACACGGTGTGAATACCTGTGCAGGGCCACGACCTTGTAGACTATCCAAGGCAGTTTGTCTTAATAGGTTACTAGTAAAAATATGTTTCACAGCATCACTGGACTCTTTAAAGTCTCCAGCGTCTTTAGTTAGACTGATTTCCTCTGGTACCCAGAAGAATCCACGGGCCGTCTGTTCTATTTTTTGTATCTTAGGGTATTTGACTTCTTCGAAACGTTGAATGGTTACTGGACCTTCTGGATCCAAAAACATTTTACGACTCAGGTAGTCTGTCTTTGTCTGTAAGTTATATTGTTGTTTGCTCATTTATATGATTCCAATTAATTATTTTCCATTGATTCTCTAAATACTTCTTTTTGTCAGATTGATAATCAAGAGCCCAAGAGTGTTCCCACCAGTCTATCAATAGTACTATGTCTTTTTTTATTTCGTGATTTGTTATTGTTTTTATTTTACCACTCTTGCTAAGGTATACCCAACCGCTGCCTTGTATACCCATAGCTGTTTTTTCAAACTCTTCTTTAAACTTATCAAAGGATTTATAGTGTTTGTTTATAAATTCTTCAATTTTTCCGTCTGGTTTGTTTTTAGCATTAGGACTTTGATACTGTTGAAACAATATATTGTGTAAGAACACTCCTGCTTCATTAAACACAGGATCTCCTTCGCCTTTGTTGTATCTTTCAGCATAGGTCTTGGCTAGTTTTTCATAATGATAGTTAAGTGTATTTTCACTTACGCTAGGACTAAGTTCATCCTTTTTATAAGGTAAAGGTTTAATACTTAATTTTTCATTGCGACCTTCAGCAATGAATCCTTTTATAAATTCATAACTCATAATTTGCAAGATTCACAGTCAGCATCGTCTAATAGGTCCACGTTCATTTCATGAAATCCATTCATCTTAGGCTCACCCAAGTGTTCTTTTGCCTTGGATCCTGTTTTGTTAATCAAACTGTAGTAGAAAGTTTTGATACCCCACATATGAGCTTGCATTAAATTCTTAGCAATCAATGTAGTTGGAACTTTACGATCTGCCCAATGTGCTGGATTGTAAAAAGTATTAGTGCTGATACTTTGATCTACATAGGCTGCTAGTACAGCCGCAGTCTTAATGTATCCAGCACAATCTTTTTGATCCCACATCAATTGATATTTGTTTTTCAATCTGTGATACTCAGGAACTACCTGTGTAAATGATCCTGCTTTACTTTCCTTAACACTGATTAAGCTCATAGGCATCTCAATTCCGTTGGTGCTGTTTATAACAACACTTGAGCTCTCGACGGGCGCAATAGCCATTTGTGTGGCGTTGCGTACACCATGCTGTTTCATTTCAGCACGTAGAGGTTCCCAATCAAGTTCAGGAGTAAAGTCTGATAATTCATTTACGCCTTCTGCACGTAGTTCCCAAGGAAATATTCCTTGTCCGTATCTTGTCTTGTCACTGTGTGTACATGGGCCCCGTTCTTTGGCTAATTCAACTGTTGCTTCAGTTAGATAATATGCTTGATGCTCTGCCCAAGTTTTAACTTCTGCTAGTGCATCCTTCTCACCATACTTAAGGCTGCGCTTGGCATGCCAGTAGGCTAAGTTTGTAATGCCAATACCAAGTGGACGAATTTCATCATTACTTAACTTACTTTGAATGCTCAAGAAGTCTTGATAGTCAAGAATATTATTAAGACTACGATGTAGAATACGGCATGCTCTGCGCATGTCTTCTGGATTACGGAAAGCACCCCAGTTAATAGATCCTAGTGTACATAACGCAATGCGTCCCTCTTCGTCATCAAGTCTCTTGAATGACTTAGTTGGTAATAAGATCTCACAACATAGATTGCTTTGATAGATAGCATGATACTCAGGATCAAATGGACCTTGATTCATTACATTGTCAATAAACACAAGATAGATACGACCTGTGTCTGTACGTTCTTTTAGAATTCCACTCTTAAAAACTTCTTCTGCTGAGATAACTTTCTTGCGCAGATTAGGATCTTTCTCGTACTTGACATATAGATCTTCAAACCGTTGTATGTCTTTGTAGAAAGCCTCATAAAGGTCTGGTACTTCATTGGGATCAAAGAAAGTAATGGATTCTTTATTTTTAAATCGTTTCCAGAAGAAAGCAGACAGTACCACTCCGTAGTCCATGTGACGGACTCGGGTTTCGTCTGTACCTTGATTATTCTTAAGCACGATAAGGTCATCAAACTGATGATGCCAAATTGGATAAAAAACAGTAGCACTAGCATTACGTATTCCACCTTGACTACAACTCCTTAAATCTGCGAACCACTTTTTTAAAAAAGGAAGCATGCCAGTGTGCATGATTTCGCCACCGCGAATTGGGGAGCCCAATGGGCGTAGTCGACCAATTTCTAATCCAATCCCCGCACGTTTACTGGCATACTTGGCCATCATTTCGCCAGAGGCAAAAATACTATCAAGATCATCATCACTACGAATGAGTACACAACTACTGAACTGTTTAGTAGGAGTTCCAAGACCGGCGAGCACAGGAGTAGCCAAGGTAAACAAACCATCGGATGCTGCTGTATAGTATTCTTTAATGTAACGTATTCTTGCTTGGTTAGGTTCTTCTTTGTGAAAAACTGTAGCTGCCGCCACCATGTATCTAACCTGCGGAGTTTCATAAATTTCCTTTGTGCTACGATTCTTAACTAGATATTTTTCAATCAGTTGTTCAATAGCAGCATAACTATATTGCTCGTCCTTAGAATGATCGATTATATCGTTCATCTTATTCCAATCTTCTTCACTATACCATTCTAGTAATTCTTTGGTGTAAAGTCCTGTGGCAACATTTGTTTTTACTATTTCATAAAGATGTGGAGGTTCATAACTACCATAAACATCCTTACGTAACATACTCAAACGTTGCTTGCCTGCTACATATTGATAGTTAACATGCCCGACATCAGGATTTTCTTCTACATCAATAAGGTCAACAATAGCTCTTAAGGTTATTCCATCGATTTCTTTTGTTGTAATACCATCGTAAAAGTGCAGTTGAGCTTTGATTTCAATCATACTTTGACTAACATCTGCTATACCACTACACACTTTCGCTATCTGTGTCTGCCACTTTTCTATCATTAGTGGCTCTTTCTTTTCATTTCTTTTAATAACTGTAATATTCGACATTGTTTTATTCTTTTTTAAGTAAAGGCGAGATTGGCTGAATGCTTATTTATAGCCAGGTGATTTGGCTTAAAACTTTTGGAACTGACCATATATTTTATCCTCTACTGATGACAAATAATATACAGTTTTAACAACAATGTCAAGTTTAGTTAAGGTATCTGTACGAATATTCGAACATAGAAGTATCACTGCCATTGTAGTTAACGTAGGAAACAAACACATCTCCACCGTTTATACTTGCTGTGAATATGATGTTGTCGTCGTCGAATTCTTCTCCAACAAACTCGTATTCGTCTACTAAACGAACGTGTTGTTGAACTAAATCAATATTAAGATAATCTACCACTAAGTGTATTTTACCTTTTCTTACTTGATTATATTGAGGAGCAGTTGTTTTGGTGCTTTTCATTAGATAACTAATTTCTATAGACGCATCTGTATCAACTGGAAATCTCATAAATTGAATAGGAATATTGCTGCTAATGAGATTTACTCTATTAGTGGAGTTTATTTCTTGATAAATTTTGCCTTGTACTTCTGCTACATAACTTCTGTTAAAATTATTCGAAGACAAGTCGTTTAGAGTATCATATGGCATTATTCGTCTATCAAAAATATCATCAGACGAACTGTTGCCATTTGTATCAAATCGAATGATAGCAGTTTCATTGTTTTGATTGCCGCCGCCATCGTTACCTACATTAATGAAATTATTAGTCACAGATCTATTTCCATAACCATTAACAACAAAAATTCCCTGTCTATCTATATTGGTAAACATACATCCTGATATAATGTTATTTCTTGGTCCGTATTCTTCTCCATCCGATGAAAGATTTGCATCTAATCCGAAAAGCACACCAATGTAACCATTTATAAATTCACAGTTTGAAAACACATTATCTCGTATATCATATTTTGAATGAACAGAGAATTTCATTCCATCAAATCTCATTCTAACAAATTGATTTCGTTGAGTAGTTACTACACTACTAAGAGCTGAAATATCTAATCCTCTGCTCTGATTACTGCCACTGTCCCCATAACTTCCATCAATTCTAATGTCTTCGAATATACTGTCTCTAACAGCATCAATTTTAAAACCATTTACACTTGGATCTCCTGTAGTCACAGTAAATCCTTTGAGTAAAATGTTTTTAGGTTGATTGATATAAGTAGTACTCGATATTGTACTTCGAACGGTCTTAGTAGAACTATCATTAATAAATCTAAATACTGGTTGACTTAGTCCAGTAAATTGAAATACAGTTTTATCAATGCCTGCTCCTACAATCGTTACATTACTAGGTAGAAAGATAGTAGTGGATATCAAATACGTTCCTGGCAAAAATTCTAGAGTAACTCTTAAATTATTTCTAGTAATATAAGCAGGATTTAAGAAAAGATTATCTATGGCGTTTTGAATGTTAGCAGCTTGATCTAACCCATTAGGATAAATTCCATATTCTTCATTGGTAACTTTTTCATCTAATCGCTGTTGTAAAGTTCTAAGTACAGGATAGTTTGTAGTCAGCCCAGTCTGAATAGAGGTATCATTTTCTCTATACTGATAGTCTTGTGCTAATTCAAAAATATTATCTTTTTCAGTAAGGATTCTTGTATTGCCGACTTGAGGAGATCCTTCGCTTACAGCACCATTACCTATGAACAGTTTTTGTGTATCTACTGCCCACGCTAATTCGCCGCTGGCTAATTGTGGAATTCCTTCTTCTTGTTCCCGCCCACGTCTTAATTGAATTTTAGAAATCTGAATCACGGCCATAAAAATATCCTCTATACAGCATATTTATCCGGCTAGTTTATAGTACTCACTTACCCGTTGACACCAACGTTCAGTCCACATGTCAAAATCATTAGATTCTAGAACAAATTGCTGATATTGTGGTTCTCCCCACTTTCCAGGTTCTATTTCTGGAGGACGTACACACATCATGATAACACCCTTGCGTATCTTAGTACCATGAACCTCATTATGTGCTAGTGCGTAAGCAGTGAGCTGTAAAAAATAGTCATCAATCCACTCCAACTTTTTAGGCTTATTGGTCTGTTTAAAGTCTAGAATACTTTCGTCACCATTGTGTATACCTACACAGTCTGTCGTGCCCGCATATAGTTCAGGAAAGTATAAAGGCACTTCACTTCCCCAGACTTCTGTTATATCAGGAAAGCCTTCTGCGATTACCTTATGAGCCATTAACAGACTTTGTTGTGCGAAGGGATTAGTTACAGTTTCTTTTAAAGGGTCGCCTTTGATGTAGTCTTCAAGAAACTTGTGCATCCTAGTTCCTCTACCTGCTGCTTCTGTGACAATCTCTTGTGCTTTCTTTTCACCAACTGCTTTTTTCCAATTAGCTAGGGCAGCACGAGCTTCTGCGGGTTTGGTTTTATCTAGTATAGTAGTAACACTAGGAACTTTAGATCCATCTGGGGTAGCATACAGGCGCTTACCCGCAAATTCTTCTCTAGAGAGTTTTTTATATTCAAAACGATTTATTAATAATGTCATAACAACATTATATAGTTTTTATTAAGTTTGTCAACCTGGTTGTTGAAGAACGTTGGCTGCTGCCCTGTTCGCTGCTGCTGTATCTATACCTGGCTTTTTACCAAAGTTCGTAGGCTGCTCTTTTTCTTTTGTTTTGATCTCTATGCCTTTACCGTCAAACCGATTTACTAGATTTTTAATACTAGGGTTCGAATCAAACTGCATTTTGAATAGGTCATAATCGACCTTTTGACCAGTGACATTCTGCATCATACTGCTGATGGCATCCCAACTATACTTGGCTGTAGTTCTTTTGGAGTTTGCTCTTGATTGAAGATTAGAAAGGACGCGGATTAAATCATCCGCGTCTTCTGTTATTTTTTTTTTGAAGTTAACATCTGGCCTAATTTACGGCTGTATTCTACACTTTCCCTACGGTCGCGGCCTGCTGCTGCTGTACCGCCTGCTGCTGGTGCTGTTGCGGCAAATTCATCTCCGGTAGCAGCTAATTCATCTTCCATGCCCATATCGTCTCCTGGAACAGGAGCTGATCCTACGCTTGATCCAGGTGCTTCTTCGCCTGTAAGCACAGACACTGCTTGTGCTAATGCTGTACGTTGTGTTTCTAAATTAGTGTATAAATCTTCTAATGCTGGTTTAACTTTTTGTTCAAATTGGCTGCTAATATCTGAACCCATTTCATCTCTTATAGAGTCTAACAATTCTAATAATGTTTCGGATTTCATAGACGCGGTGTCTTCTAACCAGCCTGTAATCTTATCTACCATGTCACGAGCGGACATGATTAATGCTGCTTTTTCTTCTTCGCCTTCTGTTAATGTTCTTTCGCTTAGTACACTGCGTAATATTTCCATTGCTTCGCCGACACTTTCTTTCTTGGCCATTTTAGTGGCAGTAGCATACATGACTTCGTCGCCTTTGTCGCCATAACGATTTTTGAAATCGCCTTTGACTTTTTTCATGCCTTTGACATACTTTTCTCGCTTGCCTTCTTCGCCTGGGCTCAGTTTTCTTTCTTCTAAAGCCTGTGAAATCACATCTAAGAATGCGCGATCCTTCTGGTAAACAGTGCTCTCGTACACAGCATCATAGCTTTTGCTACTTTCAAATGTAGAAATTTTCTCCAGCATTCTGTCTCTTGCCACCATTAATTGGGCATCTGTGAAATTATCTAAGTTTAGTTTATATCCAAACTTCTTAGCTACATTCTCGTTAAGAGCTTTGCTGTTCTTTGGGTGTGAAAGATCTTTTACTTGCATTTTATAAGTCCTAAAAGGTGTTAAAATTATTTATCAAAAGTTATTTCTAAATATAGTGCTTATCTTCTCTTTGTATCGCTCAGCTCTTGAAGCAGTCACAACATATCTTGCTGCATACAGAACTTTTTTATCATCTTTATTGATTTCAGTTAATCTGTGCTTAAATCTGATGGAATCTAAACTATTATTCCAGTAGCCTGTATCTAGGTTTTTTATCTCGTTGTATCTATCAAATCTACAAATATCGTAAAATTTAGCTGCTAATACTGCTGTAGCTTTGAGATTAAAACTATCTATCAAATCCCCTGCTACATGCCTAAATTCCCAACTACCTGCTTTATTCTTATGTATTCTAAATCTTTTATAAACTAAGTCGTTATTAGGGAGAACTACAATAGGTATCTTTTTTGTAAATTCGTCTTCTAAAAATCGTTCTAATTTGTCAGCTTGTTTCTTGTAGTTCATTAGCAATTACTCTTGGATTAAAGTCTCCTATCTTAATTACCAAACTTTTTCGAACCAGACCCTCAATTGTGAATTGATCTCTTTCGTTAAAGCTACTGAGATACTGAGGATAATCTAACTTCCTCAGTATCTCTTTTTCTTCATTTGAAGTATAAATTTCAAATGATTTAACAAGCTCATTTAATTTCATCTCAATCCTGCAATTCTTAACATTGCTGTTAAATCTGCTGATTCTTTAGCCGCTCCCTGATTAAATGCTACTCCTGCTTGCGGAGAACCAGGAGTAGCTGCTGGTTGACCTCCTTGTCCTGCGGCTGGTTGTTTCTTCTTCATAAAGTTAGGAGTGATACTGCCTACAAACCCGCCTTTACTTGGAGATCTTGCCAAAATGAATTTATCAGTTGGATCAGCATTTCCAAGCCATTTTTGATCTTCTGGTGACAATGCTGACCACGCTGCTGCTTTAGTAGGATCTTTACCATCCCATGGATTTGGTAAAGCACTTGGAGCAGCGGCTGCTTGTGCTGCGTCACCTGCTGCTGGTGCTGCTGCTGGTGCTGCTGCTGGTGCTGCTGCCGTTGAAGTACTAGGTTTGTCTGCTGCTGGTGCTGGTTGTAAAGGATTTGCTACTTGTGCTTGCATTCCGCCTAATTGTTGTAGTCTAGCAATTTCCGGATTTGATGCTCCTTGATTAAATGCTACTCCTGCTGCCGGAGTTCCTGGATTTGCTGGTGCTGCCGCTGCTGGTGCTGCTGGTGTAGGAGCGCCGCTGTAATTACTGGAATCATTATTAGGATTACTGCCTGCGGGTGCTTGTTGTGCGTTGGCAGCATCGACTTGTGCTTGTGTACTAGCTCCAACACCGCCTGATGGAATAGGAACATTACCTTGGGCATCAGCGCCTGCTTTAGGTGTTGCTGGTTTTGCTTTATTTCCTACAGGTTTAAATCCTGGAGGAGGAGTTGCTCCTGACTTTTGTAGTGCTGCCATTGTATTTTTACCAATCAATCCATCTACAGGTTTAATACCTTGGGACCTCTGAAATGCCTCCACCTCGGCTTTGCTGGCAGGCCATTTGGTATGACCTCCTGAACCAGGTGTTGGTACGCCATAACTACTAGTGTCATTATTTACTGCTGGTGCTGCGACACTTGGTGCTGGTGCTGCGTCACCTGGTTTTGTAACATGACCAGGTTTTCCTATATTACCTGTTTCCAATTCTTTAAGTAATACTTCATTAATTTTCATAATATTTTCCTTATCTTAAACCTGCTAATCGCAGTATGTCTTCCGCTGCCATTGTATTAGTCTTAGGCATTTCTACTTGATCGCCAGGTTTAACTGTTGATTGTGTAGTGGCGCTTGGCTGAGCTGTTGCTGCTGTACCAGGCATTAGTTTTAACTTACCTGTTTGTGGATCCTTTGTTAAACTTGTAGGATTCTTTTTTAAGTCTAACATCGTAGTCATGCCTGGTCCAGTGTCTATAGTAGCACTGACGCCTGGTTTATAGTCTACAACTTTTCCCATGGCATTTTCTGCCATTTCTTTATTCTTATGCTTTTGTCCACGCACTTCTTTAGCTGCTTTCTTAGCATCTTTGTGTGCGCCGGCACCAGCAGTTTTAGCATTCTTGGCCACAAAGTTACGTGGCTTAGGTGCTTCTGGTTGCTTTGCTTCTTTCATATCGTCTATCTCTTTTTGTTTTTCAGCTGCTTTCTTTTTATATTCTTCTGGATCAGGTAAGCCACTTTTCTTTCTCAATTCTTGATGCTTCTTATATAACTTTTCCTGTGCTGTCTCTGGTTGCTTCTTAATGTTTATTTTAATCTTGCCTTCCGCAACACTATGTTTCTTTACAATCTTATAAGGATGCCATTCATGCTCGTCATTGTCATCGGTCTTAATGTGTACACCTTTTTCGCCCACTCTAGTAACTTTGCCACGACGTTCTTTGTGGCCGCCTGGATAATCTTCTTTACTAGTATCTGCTACAACATCGTCTCCTACTTTAAGATCTGTCTTTGGTAGTGGACGATCTGGACGTTTGGCTTCTAACTTAGTTGCTAGTTTACTGTGTTTTTGTAATTCTGTTTTAGGCGGAGCAGTTTTAGCCTTGGCTTTCTTTTTCTGTGCTTCAGGACCAACAAGAGGCGTGGGCTTCTTAGTGTACTTCACTGCCTTTACACCTTTCTTGTGTTCAGTTAATAATTGCTCTATTTTCATGATGACCTGAGGCTCAATTCTGTATCTTCTAATTCTCTTATACGTGTTCTCAATTCGTCAATAAGGCCTTTGGCACGTAGCACTTTGAACGTTAAATTTTCCACACTAAATTCGCCAGCTTGTTCTAGTCCTGCTTTGCGTATTCTGGCTATTTCATCTTTAACTGCTACGATCTTTGCTTTATCGTCAGATTTTAACGCTGAACGAATCTTGTATACGTAACTATTTACCTTGTTTTCAACGTCATCGTCATTGATATCAACACGTTCTTGCTTGGGTTCGCTGATCCAACGGTTGTCTAAAACACTATAAATTCCAGCACTGTGATGGGCATCCTTACTGCCTTGTACATACACTTCTATGTCTATGCCTTTAATTTTAATACTGCGTGTGAAATTGTATTGATTCTTTTTAGCATCAAACAAGGGTTTGAGC